ACTTAAACTACTAGGATGTGTCAAGAAAGTATCAGTTGCAGTTGGAGAGTCTTCTGAAGTAGATCTTCTACACCACAAGAACGCAACAGCACCTAACCTCATCCATTCTCTCGATGCAAGCTTACTCCACATTTCTGCGCTACGCTTCAACGCACCGCTGGCCCTCATACACGATTCGGTTTTATGTCGTGCTACTGACATGTCTATTCTGTCAGCAATCGTACGTGAAACTTACATGCACCTATTTGCGGAGCATGACTATCTAAACGAATGGGCCGAACAAGTCGGCGCAACCACCAAACCACCGATCATTGATGACCTTGAACCGGAATCAGTGATTGAATCTACTTATTTCTTTTGCTAATGGCACGCACCACCTTTATCACCCCTGAGCCTGTTGTTCTTGAAGGTTATCAGGCTGTACTTAAACCCAGCAAGTTTGGGTATTCATTGTCTGCTATTGTCGGTGACGACATTGTAGATAAACTGGATGCTGATCGTACTGAAACCCTTAAGTGGGCTGAGTCAAAACTCAAGAACCCAAAGCGATCTACTCTTAAGCCTGAGCCTTGGGAGGAAGTTGCTGAAGGTAAGTACAAAGTCAAGTTCTCTTGGAATGACGAGACTAAACCTCCTGTGGTAGACACAGAAGGCACCCCCGTCACTGACACCAACACTCCTGTTTATGCAGGATCTAAAGTCAAGCTGGCATTCTATCAAAAGCCTTACATCCTTAAGGATGGAGTCACATACGGTACCTCACTGAAGCTGCAAGGCATTCAGATTGTTACTGTTAATGGGTCAGCTGGTGTTGACACTGGTGATCTGGATGAAGCTCAAGTTGCTGAACTGTTTGGCAAAACAAACGGGTTTAAATCTGGTGATCCAAATGTCACAGTAAAAGAAGAAGTATTTGATGAGGATGATTTCTGATGTTGGAATTCAACGTAACTAAAAACCAAGAACTTGGTCTCTATGAAGGGACGCTCACCGTTGAGCTTCCCAAAATCACAGTCACGCGATACAAAGCGGACCGCTCTGACTTTAAGTATGAGATGCGTCGTGCTGTATCTGAAATTGTCGAAGAGATCGTAGAAAAAGCCATTGATGACTGATGGCTTATCGATCCAAGCTGGAAAAGCAAGTTGCTGATCTGCTTGGTGAGCTTTCTGTTGAGTTTAAATATGAAGCAGTAAAAGTTCCCTACGTCATCCAGCACAACTACACACCAGACTTCTGTCTTCCAAATGGTATTTGGCTGGAGACAAAGGGGTACTGGGATAGTAAGGACCGTAAGAAGATCTTAGAGGTTATCAAACAGAACCCTGACATTGATCTTCGTATGGTCTTTCAAGCACCTTTCAATACAATATCAAAGAAATCAAAAACTACATACGCACAGTGGTGCGATAAACATGGAATCAAATGGACTTCATGGTCAAGTATCCCTCTGAAGTGGTTGATTTAGAAAGTGAGTTCGTAAGGCATGAAGCCTGTCCACAGTGTGGCTCATCTGATGCTAACAGTATCTACTCTGATGGCCACACTTTTTGTTTTGTTTGTCACCACTATGTACACGGTGACGGCACTGTTAACCACCATACAATGAGCACCAATGTTGAACTACGAGGATCAGCCGGACGGCTGCAAAAGCGTCGAATCTCTGAACGAACATGTGAGAAGTTCAAATGTTACAGAGATGGAGAACAACTACGTTTCTATTATTACGACAGCAGTGGAACGCTTGTTGGAGCAAAGGTAAGAGGTAAAGGTAAGGACTTTAAGTGCGAAGGTAAGGTCAACACGTTGTATGGTATGCAACTGTTTCGACACAAGACCACCACAAAGACAAAGAAGCTTGTCATCACCGAAGGGGAGATGGATGCGTTGTCAGTGTGGGAAGCACAACCAAATTGGGATGTCGTTAGTATCCCTAATGGTGCAGCCGCTGCTAAGAAAGCCATTCAAAACAACTATGAATGGGTAAACTACTACGATAAGATTGTTCTGTTCTTTGATAACGATGAGGCAGGCCAGAAGGCGGCTGAAGAGGCTGCCAGTGTGTTACCACCTGGCAAGGCTTTTATCGGCTTTCTAGAGGCTTACAAGGACGCCTCAGAGGCTTTACAGGCAGAAGATACAGAAGCTATCAGAGCTGTATGTAACTACGAGCACGTACAGTACCAACCCGATGGGATTGTAGACGGTAAAACGCTACGTGATCTTGTCACTACTCCCGAACCCCCTTGTGATTATGAGTATCCTTTTAGTGGACTCAACCGAATCCTGCATGGTGCAAGACACGGTGAGCTTGTTACGATTACTGCAGCGACAGGTGGAGGAAAGTCCACGTTCTGTCGGCAGCTTGCGACTGGATTTCTACAAGCAGGCCAACGGGTTGGTTACTTGGCACTTGAAGAATCAAACAGGCGAACAGCTTTAGGTCTGATGTCAGTGGCATCAGGTAAGCCACTGCACATGCGTGAATACGATCAAGCCACACTTGATGGGATCTACGCAAATACTTTAGGTAAGTGGGATCTCTATCTTTATGATGGCTTTGGTAGCTTTGATCCTTCTGTTATTTACAATCGTGTTGAGTATCTTAGCAGTGCTTTGGATTGTAAGATTGTTTTTCTTGACCACTTATCCATTCTATTGAGTGGACTTGATGGTGAAGAACGACGCATGATTGATACCACCATGACACGATTACGTTCACTTGTTGAGCGTACAGGTATCAGCCTGTTCCTTGTGTCACATTTACGACGCACACAAGGAGATCATGGACATGAAGAAGGAGCGAGGACTTCGCTTGGACAACTTAGAGGAAGTCACTCGATTGCACAACTTTCTGATGCTGTTATCGGACTCGAAAGAGATCAACAGAGTGGATCTCAACACTCTGATACAACTGTTAGAGTCCTCAAAAATAGATATTCAGGCGAAACTGGCGTCGCCTGCAGCCTGGCATACGACATAAACACTTGCAAATTTACAGAGCAAAATGAAACTAAGGAATTCAACGCAACAACAGACTTCGGTACACCAGATTTCTAAAGTACAACCACCTAATCCTCCAACACCTGAGATGGTAGCCAAAGCTAAGTTTGTAGATAAGACTTATGTTTGGAACAACAAGTAAGGATCTGCTTTGTTGGTTAACATTGTTCATTGTTGGTTTCTTTTGTTTTGTACAGACTGTACATTTCATGGACCATCAACAGCTGTGTGTACACAGAGGTGAGGATGCTGATTTTTGATTTAGAAACAAACGGTCTTTTACATGATCTTACCTCAATCCATTGCCTTGCAATCTACGATACAAACAATGACGAGACACATGTATTCAACGATGTTGGTACTAAAGAGCCAATCACCCGTGGTGTTACAATGTTGGAGGAAGCAGATCGAATAGCTGGACATAACATCATCTCTTTTGATATACCTGCCATTCAAAAACTCTATGGATTCTTTAAGCCACCTGATGTTGTAGACACACTGATTCTCAGCAGACTGTTTCATCCAGACATGTTGGCACTTGATAAAAAGAATCAACCAAAACACATGCCAGTTCAACTATATGGACGCCACTCTTTAGAGTCCTACGGTTATCGGCTTCATGAGTACAAAGGTTCTTTTAGTAAAGATACAGATTGGAAGGACTGGTCACAAGAGATGGAAGACTATTGTGTTCAAGATGTTGTAGTCACCACCAAACTATGCAAACATTTCCACCCCTACCTGACTGGTGCTCGCTAGAACACCAAGTCGCACAAATCCTTACTGAACAGGAGCAACATGGATGGTATTTTGATGAGAGAGCTGCATGGAAGCTTGCATCGACTCTCCAAAAAGAGCTGGAAGAAACTAAGGAAGTACTACGAAACAGGCACCCTTTCGTCCAAGGCTCGACGTTCAATCCTAAAAGAAATAACAAAACACAAGGCTACTATGCTGGGTGCGAATCAGTCCGACTCAAAGAACTAAACCCAACCTCACGAGATCATATCGCATGGATATTGAAGACTTTTTATCAAGTGACGGGTATCCCGACGACTCCTACTGGGAAGAGTGTTATCGACGAAATCACTCTGGCGGAGATTGCTGCTGGTGGGATCCCAATAGCGGCAGAGTTTGCGAAGTGTCTCGATATTACGAAGAAATTGGGGATGATCTCGGAAGGCACGAACGCATGGCTGAAGCTATGTACGACTGCTAGTCGTATTCATCACCACTGTAGTGTTGGGTGTGCCACATTTAGGATGTCACATAAAAATCCCAACTTAGCGCAAGTACCGAGTGACGGACGATTCAGAGAACTATTTAAACCTACTCCAGGCCAAATTATGGTCGGTGCTGATCTTAGTGGCATTGAGCTTCGGATGCTTGCTCACTATCTTGCCAGGTACGATTCTGGCAGATATGCCGACATCCTCCTTAACGGAGACATCCACCAAGTAAACGCAGACAAGATTGGTATATCACGTAAACAAGTTAAGACGGTAACGTACGCTTTCCTGTATGGAGCAGGGGATGTTAAAATTGGGAAATCATTTGATTCATCGCTTTCAGACAAGAAAGCAAAAGCCAAGGGGTCCGAGATTCGTAAGGCTTACGTTAGTGCCATTGATGGACTTGGTGATCTACTTGCTGCAGTTAAATCTGCTGGGGATCGAGGTTTTGTTAAGGCAATTGACCAACGTAAGATACTGGTTGACTCGTCACATAAAGCTCTCAACTATCTTTTACAGGGATCTGCGGCGGTCTTAGCTAAACGTTGGATGCTCATCAACCAACAGACTATTGAACAAACTAAACTATGCTGCTCACAACTAGCGTTTGTCCACGATGAACTACAGTTTGAGTGTGATCCTGAACATGCAAAAGATTTATCAACATCCTTGGTATATAGCGCTGCAGCGGCTGGAGAGTTCTACAACCTTAGAATCCCAATCGCTGCAGAATCAAAAATTGGAAAAAACTGGTCCGAAGTACACTAATGAAAAAGAAAAAATCACTGACCTCGATTGAGTTTGAATCCCGTGCTAAGTTTAAGCACACACGACAAGGTAATGGTGTTAGGAGCCGTCCTTCACACGGACGTAAACTCCGAAGGGGACAAGGTAAATGAAGTTATTTATTGACGCAGATTATATTGTCTATAAAAGCTGTGCAGCTGCTGAAACAGAAATAGATTGGGGTGACGATGTTATCCTTGTTACGTCTAGGTTTAGTGAAGCCTACAAGAATGTTCAAAAAGAACTCATTAACATTCAATTAGAGTTTGGTGGATTTGCTGCACCAGTGTT